CTCGTAGCCGCCATCCTCATCCGTCGGGATTTTGCGGGTAACGAGAACAGAGCCGACGCCTACGGAGATCTCGCGTACGGGAGCCTCCAGGACCTTTGAGTCCTGGATATTGAGAGTAAACACCGTCGGCACTATGGCCTCCTTTGATAAGATATGGACACAATACGAGGGGAGAGAAGCGTGGACATTGAAGTCAAGCTAAGCGAGGAACAAGCCTCGGCTATGGGTGACCTTCACCGCAGCCTTGAGGCCGAAATCGCAGAAACTCCTTGCGATGAGGCTTTCGAGGCTATTTGGCAAGCTCTACGGAAGGCCCGGCAGGACTAGCCGTTTCAGCCTGGATACCCGCCGTAACGCCAGCTTCAAGCGACTGGCCGAACTGGGTTGCAAAGTCCTTGATAAGATTGAAGTCAGAGAGCGCCGCGTCTAGTCTCTGGCCCAGCTCGCCGACCTGACGACGCATCTCTTCGACCTCATGCAGCGGCAACATGTTGCAGCACTCGCGAGCCGCCTCTTCCACGACCTCTTTACGCAAGACGATGCGAGGGTCCAGGCCGATGAAGTCGCGTTCGAAGTCGATGAACTCGCCGTCTATCGACCCCGTTACGAGACAGGCATGGGGGGAGAATGGAAGCGGAGGGTTAACGATGCGAGGCATGTCGTCCTTTGGTAGAATGTGGACATATGGATGAAGACGTTGACTTTCGGGGGCTAGATATCTCGACGCCCGCGCGGTTCGATCGCGCGTGGGAAGTAGAAGGATTCCCTCGCTACGTTCTAGTCTCCCTAGACCAAGCGAGGAAAATGGCTCCTTTCTTCCCGCCTGCGAACTTTCGCCCGCTCGACTCGAATTACATACAAATGCTTTTTGTCAGGTTGCACATTGAGCGTTGAACGCCCGATAACGCATCCTCGGCCAATTATCCCATTCTGGATGCTGCCGTCTGAAATCAGACGCTCGGTCGAAAACGCTTCTCCCGAGGTCCGGCTGGAGCTTCAATGGTTGCTTGAGAAAGCAACCGAGTTGGAAGAACAGATTGAAGCGCACTGAAGGGCGCTAGCTGAATTTCCCCATAGGCCCTACGGGCTCAGGAGCCGGTTTCGTAGGCGCAGGCGGAGCGGTATTCGGCTCCCACTGTTCCGGCCTGCGCTGCGCCATGCTCATCGCTTTCGGCCTGTTCAGCGGCCTGTGGTTGCAGAGGTAGCGTTTGCAGTCCGGCCCATGGTCCTCCCTCTTCACAACATCGAATGAGCCATCGTCTTTGGGTTTGAGCCGGTAGCGCCTAGTCTCGCGGATCAGACTCGTGCAATTTTCCCCGACCAAGATCAGCGGATCTGACTCGCCTTCCTTGTCCTTATGCTCCAGGCGGCGCATAACCTCGAAGACACCACCCTCTTTGTCGTTGTTCGCCCGGACGTTGGGAATGCCTGCGCGGTAGTAGGCGGCCTCGACGGTGTCCTGGCGCGTCACGCCTTCGATTTCGGTGGCGGTAAGAGAGTGGTTGCGGGCCGAGGGGTCGATCAGAGTCAGGACAGGCTTGCCAGTCCCCCACGCCTGGCGCTTCTCCAAGATCCGTTTGGCCGCGTTCTCAGGAATCGCGTCTGATTTGGTCAGGTAAAGCTCATCGTAGATCAGCAGGCGGTTTTCCTTGTCGAAGCCCGCGAAGAGGATCGCCGTCGTGTTGTAGCCCGGATCTATCGCCTCGTAGGTCTCAAGGTGCTGCACGTGGTCTTTGCCCGCGTCTGAGCGCAGCCACTCAGCGTTTACGCAATGCAAGTCCTTGTCGAACATCGGATAGACAAGGCCCTCCATGTGGAGGAACTCTCCGTCTTCCCTGGCGCGTCTGACGAGTTCTGGGAGGCCCGCCATCGCCAGATCGATCTCCTCGGGAGGAATCGCCGGATTGTCGCGCACAGAGGCTCTGACAACGAGCATCTTATCGTCCAGCCAGACGTTCTTTTCGACTTCCGGCCCCTTCTGTTCTTCGAATTCATCGAAGGTCCAGCCGAGGCCCTTGAGGGGAGTGAAGGTGAAGATCTCATAACCGCGCGACTCCATCAGTCGCATCTTGCACTCTTGGCGAATCGCCTGACCCTTCTCGCCGTCTGGCTCCTCGTCGTAGTGACAGAAGTCGCGCGTGACGCCACCGAACTTAGAAACGTCCTGCTCGTAGGAGAGGATCTCCAAGAAGGAGCCATTGCCGAAGGAAAGCCGGTGCTCGCGCTGGGACCACGCTGTTTCCCATGAGCCGCCCTTGAATTCAAAGCTTGGGCACCAACGCAACAAGGTCTCGACAATGGCTTGCAGGGGCAGGCCGAAGTCCGGGACCACGATGCGACCACGCACGGGAGGTTCCAGGCGCTTGAAGCGTTTCAGATGGTCCGGCACTGATTCCAAATCAATGCATTGGATGATGTCATCTATACCGCCACCGGCTGTCTTGCCTGAGCGGTTCCCGCCGAAGTAGCAGCGCAGCCTAGTCCTCGCTGCATGGAAAGCGTATTGCTTCGGATGCGGCCGGTAGCCCCAGAGCGGGTTGGCTTCAAGCGCCTGCGATATCTGAGCGATTTCCTGCTGGACGGCAGGATCGCTGAGAGCGGATGGATCGGTCGCTTCAATCCGTGGGGCTGTGGTCTGATTCATGATATTGTGTCCATAATTCAACGAAGGGAGAGAAGCGTGGAACAGACGGTGCGGTGCAAGATTTGCGGTAAGCCCTACAAGTTCTATGGGCACTACGCGGGGGATCAGAGCGCGTGTCCGAAATGCGTCAGGCGGGCGGAGAAAGAACTCGTCAAATGAGCCGCGAAACGGTCCCGGCCTATAACGAGGGCTCTCGGTGGTATGCGCCGGTCTTCTTCACAATCGTCGCTGTGGTCTTCGCTCTCTGGCTCTTTGATCCCTTCGGCTGGAGCGGCTCAGGGCCAGCGAAGCCCGATTGGCACAAGACCAGTTGCTACAAGATCCCAGCCAAATACAACGGTGGCCTGTATTGCTCAGACGAAGAGACCGGGGGGATGCACGGCTATGTCAACCCAGGGTCTATGGAATGGGAAGTGGAATGAGCGAGATTGGAGCCAAACTCGCTGCTGAGGTCTCTCTTTATCGAGATCGAGAGGCGAGCTACATGCGTCAAGCGAGCGCAAGCTCCACCTATGACGATCTTAATCTTCGCCTTGCTGCCGAGATGCGATACATAGCCGACCACCTCTCAGATCTCGCGAGCGAGGCTAATCGTAGCTAAGCTGCCTTAGCGCCGTATCGCTTCTCAAGCTCAGCCAGAATCGCGCCTTTGTCCTCCGCTTCGCTCAAAGAAGGTTGGGAGACTCCCGCACCTAGCTGAGCCAGCTTTTTCAGGGTCCGATGAGCTTTCTGATTTGGCGTCAGTTTGATCGGGGACTTGGAGAAACCCGGCTTGTCTCTCGTCGCGGTTGCACTCGAATCAACGGTAGCTGTCGTGCCACTTGCCGAGAGGGTCATGCCGGGGAAAGATTCTGAAGCGGTTGAAGAGAAGCCGAGCTGTAGGGCCTGCTTCTTGCCAAGCCCTGGGACATGGCCCACGCTGTACTGGGCTAGATAGCTGGCTGAGGGAGCTGGGTGGGGGCCGAGGCCGCCTGCGCCGCTGTCTCCCACGCTCGTGCCCCAGTATTCATCACCGATCTTCATGAAGGTGTGCTCACCGTTGTAGAAGACCGTCACGGCTCCAGGGCCGGGCTTGAGGACCTCTCCCATTGATCCAGACGTAAGCGGAGTCTTGAGAATGCCCGCTTTGTTCAGGACCCAGGAGACGGCGCCGGAACAATCTAGGCCCGCCGGGGCTTGCTCGATTGAGCCGTGACCACCGCCCCAGACGTAGGGGATATGGCGCTTGGTCAAGGCCGCAGCAGCCTTCTTGATTGCCTTGAAGCGGGTCACGACCTTCTTGGGCGCCGGGTCAAGAGAACTTGCGTTTGAGATGTTCAACCCAAGTTTTCGGGCTTTTACTTGCGTCTGGGCTAGCTTGCGCTGCCGCGCTGGCTTCAGTCCTCCGCGCTCAAACGCCTTGACAATTGCATTGGCTTCCGGCTTGCGCTCGTCGTAAGCGCCTGGGACCCCAGACGCCTGAATGACCTGCGCGAGTTCACCCGCTGTTCCTCCTCGGCCTCTCGTTCCACCAGTATCAGAGATGCTCTCTTGATAGAAACGATTCGCGGAAGCCTTGACATTCGTGGGATTGGCGTAATACATCGCTCGCTCTTGACGCCAGCCTGCTGAATCTCTATCGCCTCCAGGAAGATTCGAAAACCCAGACTCCACAAGGCCCGTCTCTGCCGCCGCAAGCAACTCTCTCGGCGTAGCTTTGGCCTTAACTCCCCGGCGCAGCACCGTCCTGGCAACTTTCGATTGCTGGGCGGTGAGGCCGGGGAGTGGCTTAGAGACCCGAGCGCTCTTCGATTCTAGCCGCTTCAAGCTACTTGAAACCTTGCGAACGGCCGGTGTCGTCACGTACCCCTTGCGATTCGTGCGTAGCTTGCCACTACTTGAAGCTACTTGCAATTCTTTCAAGCTCGGCGTCCCGGCCGTCTTGGCTCCCTGAAACTTTGGAGGTTTGTAGCTCGGCGGTCTCTGGGCAGGAGCTGTGTGGGCTGCCTTCTTAACTGAACCACCGAGCGAAGCCAACTTAGCATGGCTCTCTGGGACGCGCGGGATAGCTTCAGAGGCTCGTTGCTGGGTTCTGCGATGGAACCCCAGGGCTGAGGCTTGCTGGCGCTCTACGCGCCTTACGCGACGTTGCGAAGAACGTGCTTGTCTCTTTGCTTGAGAAGCGGCGTGTGGGGAGGCGAAATTCTGAGTCGAGACGTGGCCGGATGGGCTGGTCGTCACAACCGGGACGGAGGCGATCGTCGGGGCTCTGACCTTCTTTGACCCGCTCGGAGCCTTGCCTCGACCGCCGTAGGTCTTCCTGCGGAAGTTGTAGGTCCCCTTCGGCGTGGTGACCGTGTTTTTGGTCCGAAAGGGCATCTAGCGCTTGATCCTCCGCCTACGTCGCTTGATCTTCTTCCCGTGGCTGTGAGCTACGAACCGCTGTGCCCAGTCCACGCCTTCATTCGCCTTGGCGTGAATGTAGCGGCTCTGTTGAAGGCTTTTGTAAGGAATCGTCTGCTCCTAGCAGGATCGCTGAAAGATGAAGGCGGGTGTCGTAGCTCGTGAAGAGCGCGGCTAGGAGTTCGTCGCGCTCTCGTTTATAGCGATTGGATTCTTGCAGCAGGATCACGAGGGCGTCTGCCAACTCCCTCCCCTCCGGAGTCAAAGGACTCAAGCCGTCTCCGCCAATCTGCGCTTCGCCTCACGGCGGGCTTCGGCCATCGTCGGCTGAGGATTCTCTTTCAGAAAGGAAAAGTCCCCCTCACGCCCCTCATAGAGCTGTCGGGCCAGTTCCTCTACGTCCACGGCGTTCTCAGGATCGCCTTCGGGATTCTCAAGCTTCTCGTCTCGCTGGTTACGGGTTTTCCTAGCCTTCGTCAGACCGAGCTTTTCACGCACGTAGTCGGAAGTGTTGAGATTGGCCTCTCTCGCCTGCCGATCTAGCTGGTTCTTCTCCCAGACGACGAGAGGCAAGATGAAGCGCACGTTGCGAAGCGGCTTAGCCATCTACTGCCCCCAGCCCCCGTGTTTGCCCAGCCAACGCGCGAAGCGTTCGAATGGGCGGCCAAAGAGGAAGTCGAAGGGCCCATCGAGCCAACGAAACCAGAATCTTTCCATGCGAGGAGTCTAGCGCAACGTGTCCACAATCATCACTAGCTCCCAGAGACCGTCCTCGCGCTCGCGCCACCATCCGACTTTGACCGAGGCTCCAACCTCATCCTCCAGCTCGATGAACTTGGAGTCTTCATGGCTGGGTGGGCCTGAGCAGACGACGCGGAGCTCTTTCATCGCCCAGCCTCCTCCCTCAAGACTCGCGCGTAGGCAACGCGATAGGGCAATCCTTTCGAGGTAACCAGTTTCTTGGCCTTGTCGCGTAGTTCATCCTCGTTGGGGTTCGGACGTATCGTCCCAGCCTCGACCTTGACCTCGTAGCTTTCTTCGTTCTCGACGGCCTTGCGGACCTTAGCTTTGTTCTCGCGTTCGTGCTGGGTCTCGTAGCTAATCGGTGTCTTGCCGTACTCGGGGAAAGACAACGCAGCCTTTCGCACGTAGGTACCGAGGGGTTCGCCGCGTTCTTGCGCAAAGGCTCGGAGGCGTTGTTTCTCCTCCGCGTCCACTTTGAATTCAACGATCTCTGTTCTAGCCACGTAGGGACCCTACCACAGGCTACTAGGTCCCGTCCAGTCCCTACTTAGCTTATTACGCCTGGGCCTGTGCAGTGCGGCCCTATAAAGATATATGGCTCCACGCGCACAGCCACCACTCCCCCGCCCCCCTATGGCTTGCTAGAGCCGTTTGAGGTTGATCAGCGCTTCTAGTTATGGACTAGCGACCAGCCTGCGTGGAAGGCGTCGCGTAGCTCGTAAGGACGCCAGTCGTAATGGGCTCGATACAGCGCGTCATGCACTGCATCCTCGTAGCTCATCTGGCTCTGTAATGCGGGTTAGCGCGTAGCTTCATTCGAAGTCCTCGTGGTCGCGCAAGAGTTGGAGCAGGCCCAAGATCGCTAGGGCGAGGAGCGCTACGCCGATTACGGCTCCTATGCTCATACCTGAGTACCTCTCAGACGCTCTCTAAGACGTTCTAACGGCAATTGAGGTACCTCGCAGGGCCATAGCTGAACATTTGCTGGGTGGCGAGAGGGTAGTTGAACGTACAGATAGCTAACTCTTAGCCTCTGCTCGCCTTCTGGCTAGCTCAGCTTGGCTAAGCACTTCGTAAGCTTCGTCGCGTTCTTGCTCAACAAACTGCAACCGCTTCGACCAAGCGTCCG